TCTTCTTATTGACATAAAAATGCTCCCCATCTGAGTTTTTGCGGATTTTCTCTCCGCTTGTCTACTCTATGGGGAGCATATCAGTCTGGAGGACGGCTACAAGGTGCTGGCAGATTTCAACGGCATCGTGCTGGCCGGTATCCAGAGCAAATATGGTGCCCAGTTCGTTACTTGGGACTGGAGCTTTGACCGCAAGGGCGTATGTCATGGTCATTACTACACCGGTCTATATTCGTCCGGCAACTATGATGCGGTGAAGCGGGACTTTGCCGTTCGCTCCGGACTGATCCCCAAGCAGCAGCTCTTCCAGGAGGAGCAGCTTATTGAGATCTATCGCTGCTGTACGGACACCCTGCAGGGCGGTTTTGAACTGTCATACGATCAGGAAAAGACGATTCAGGAGGTACGAAAGCAGATCGAGGAGTGTCTGCCTGACATCATGGAGCGTATCCAGCAGCAGGACGCAGAACCGACGCAGGAGCAAACAATGTAATATCAAACGGTAAGGGCCGGAGTCTTAGCAATAAGATTCCGGCCCTTTATTCGTTTCAGAGAGGAGTTCGTTTATGCCGTGTTATTTCATGCGAGACATGCCGCTGCAGGCGCTGGAGCAGTTGATGATGTCTCAGCCTGGTCAAAAGCCCCGAGGTGGCGGGATATACCGCAGCCCATTCCATTACACGCCCAAAGATGTGGCGTGCGAATACTGCCAGAACTATGTCCGCAAGCATCCGTGCCGCCTGTGCGAATGCACCTGCCTGGAGGAACGGATCGAAGCAGGCGTACTGGAGTTGAATTCGTTCGTGAGGGACTGCTTCGCACCCTCTATGGGATCGCAGCTCCGAAAACGGATGCGTCAGCAATTCAGAGAAAAAAAGGCTCAATTTTTCCTGTCCGATGCCCACCGGCGAAGATGGACACACTGGCGAGAACGCTGCTGGCGCTTGTCCGACCGGAACAAAGCCGCCCTCTTCCTGCTCACGGCGTATGAGAGCCTTTGGCGCAGGATGGTCTGGAAATGCGGGAACGACGGCTTTGACTTCCAAAGCGTCTGTCTCGGAGGGATTGAGCCGGAGCTCTATAGTGTTTACCAGGCGGCGAAGGCCATTGCTGTCGGCTGCTGCAATATCACTCTTGCAGACCTTGCGTCTCCGGAATTGGTCACAGATGAGGCGTTCCACCTGATCACCGGCGCACTGCTGATGGCCAAGTACGCAGCTTCGAGAGATCCTCGGAGGGGTGAGAGTCCCGTGATGTGCGCCAGCACAGTTCAAGTTGCCGCCCTGCCTGGGGAAGTAGTGTCGAATACAGGCAAACAAAACCGTAAAGTTCTGGCCGCTCCGGTGATGGAATCATTTGCTTCCATCACCGGAGTGACCACACTCTTGCGGCAGAAGCATGGGAACTGTCCACCCCCTCCTATATTTTTGCATTCGATTCCTTTCTCCTTTGTTCGCCGGTCCAACCATTACCTCCTATTGATTCCTTCCTCGGACGGTTCCCATGCTTGTGCCGCAGAGATGGTCAGATACAGGGAGGAGCGCAACTATGAACCCTAATATCAATTTCTATGGAATCGTGATACTGCTCAGGAAACTCCGGGAATGCGGCATTTTCACCGAAAAAGAACTGAGAAAAATTGCTGCACGGATCGCTGCAGATAATGGTGTTGAAGTCATGTTTTTTCTCTGATTTTCTTCATCTTTCAGTAGCTATTCGGACGCTGTTGTGGTAGTGTTTGTGTTGCAAAAAAGGAGGTGAGCGGACATGGATGAAAAGCGGCTGGTAGACGGAACAACGGCACTGGCAGAAAAGCAACCCCGTGTTATAAAAATTGAGCCTGCGGAGCAGACTCAAAATGTGCGGCTGCGGGTCGCTGCCTACACTCGTGTCAGCTCAGACTCCGAGGATCAACTCAATTCCTTTGCGGCCCAAAACCGCTACTACACGGAGCTGATCTCTGGTAAGGCCGAATGGCGCATGGTTGACATCTATGCGGACGAGGGAATCACCGGAACTTCGGTGGCTAAGCGAGATGACTTCCAGCGGATGATGGCAGACTGCCGTCGGGGCCTGATCGACCAGATCCTTGTCAAGTCTATCTCACGCTTTGCCCGCAACACCAAGGACTGCCTTCAGAACATCCGTGAACTGAAAGAGTTGGGTGTCAATGTCCGATTCGAGCGTGAAGGTATCGATACTGTCAATGTGAGCAGTGAGCTCATCACCGCCATCTACGCTGCCTTCGCCCAAAAAGAGAGCGAGTCCATATCCGGCAATCGGCAATGGGGATATCAGCGCAGTATGGAGCAAGGAACTTTTAACACATACTATGCACCTGTGGGATTCACACTTATAGACGGCAATCTACAAATCAATCAGGCTGAGGCACCAACGATCCAGCGGATTTTTACAGAGTATTTAAGTGGCAATAATTCAAGAGAAATTGCTGCCGCTCTTAACAAAGATAAGGCGCTCGGAAGGTATTGGCGGAGAGAAGCTATTGACTATATCCTGCAAAATGAGCGCTACGCAGGAAACGCACTTCTCCAGAAAAGGTATACAACAGACTCGTTCCCACGGAAAAAGAAACGCAACCGAGGAGAACGAGAGATGTACTTCGTTGCTGGCAGCAATGAGGCCATTATCTCGCAGGAGATGTTTGACCAAGCTCAGCAGCTTCGGAAAACACGAAAAAGAGAGCCAACGCCGCTTCACGACACTATTTCAAAGCAGATACGCTGTTCTTGCGGAGCACGTGTTCGGGCGAAGAAAATCAATCAAAAATGGTATTGGTGCTGCTGCAATCATGAAGAGAAACATGAATGTCAAATTACTCCTATACCAGAAATCCAGGTGCAGGAATCCTTCTGCCGCCTATACTACAAGCTGAAGCATCAGAGCATCCCCATCCTGGAACAGATGCTTACAAACCTCCAGACGATCCGCAATCGCAGGATGCTCTGGAGTCCTGACATCGTTGCCCTGAATAAAAGAATATCAGATCTAACCAGTCAGAATCAGACATTGGCCTTCCTCAAGCAGCAGGGCCTTGTTGATCCTGACATTTTTATAGCCAAAACCAATGAGCTGACCAAGCAGCTCCGGCAGGCCAAGCAGGAAAAAGAAAAGCTGATGGATGCCGAGAGCGATATGACCGCCCTGCAAACACGAGACTTGATAGACCTCTTGAAAGGTGGGCCGGAATTCCTCGACAGCTTTGACGCGGAACTGTTTGGTGAACTCGCTGAGAAAATTATCATAGAGAGCAACGACTCCGTCCGCTTCTGCCTGAAAAATGGGCTGGAGCTGCGGGAGTCCATAGAGAGGACGATGCGGTGATGGGAAACCGGAAGCAGCCCTTTGGCTACAAGATGGCTCTGGGTGAGATCGTCATACAGGAAGCAGAGGCGAAGCTTGTACAGGAGATCTTCCGCCGATATATCGCGGGAGAATCCTTGAATGAGTTGACAGAGGCACTTCGCCATCAGGATATCCCATACGACGAGGGGCGGCTCTGGAACAAAAATATGGTCGCCCGTATTCTGGCGGACGTGCGCTACACAGGGGAAAAAGGATATCCCAAGCTCATAGATGAGGCGCAGCTCATCGCAGCAAATGAAAAACGCTCAAACAAGCCCCAGCTTCCGAAAAAGACGGAAGCGCAAAAGGTGCTGCGCAGGCTCTGCGGCACACCGCCATCTGAGCGGGTGGAACAAAGTGTTGCCGACCTGCTCAACGGCCTCGCAAATTACCCGGAACGCATACAGCATCAGCGCAGTCCTACGCCAGCCACACATTCCAAAACGCAGGAGGCGCTGGATAATGCTCTGGAACAGCAGCCCATCGACGAGGATAACGCCAAGGCACTGATCCTCCGGCTTGCGTCAGAACAATATGCCGCTCTGGGAAATGAAGAATATGAAACGAATCGTCTTCGGCGTCTCTTCTCCGCCTTCGAATGTGTGGTGGAACTGAACGCTGATCTTCTGAAAAGCACCGTATCTGAGGTGCTGGTGACCCGCCAAAATGTCAAACTGCGATTAAAAAATGGGCAAGTCATAGAAAGGAGTGACCTGCAATGAAAGATGATGCCCCGAGAGTAATCAAAATCCCTGCCAAACCGGAAGCTACCCACCAGGCAGAAGCCCGCAGACAGCTCCGAGTGGCAGCTTACTGCCGAGTCTCCACCAAAGAGGAGGACCAGGCAAACAGCTATGAGGTGCAGAAAGAGTACTATACCGATAAAATCATGTCCAACACCGCCTGGACGATGGCCGGTATCTTTGCGGACAAGGGCATCACCGGAACCTCGGCCAAGAAGCGTGAGGACTTCATGCGGATGATCCGCCACTGCCGCCAGAAGAAGATCGATGTGATCCTGACCAAGTCGGTCTCCCGCTTCTCCCGTAACACGGTGGACTGCCTCTACTATATCCGGGCGCTCAAGCAGCTTGGCATCGCAGTCATCTTCGAGAAGGAAAACATCAATTCGCTGGAGGAGGACAGTGAGCTGCGGATCACCCTCTCCGGGGCCTTCGCCCAGTCTGAAAGTGAATCCATCTCCGCCAATGTCACATGGGGCAAGCGCCGTGCTATGGAGGCCGGAAAGGTCAGCATCCAATATAAAAAGCTGTACGGATACCGCAAGGGTGAGGATGGTCAGCCGGAGATCATTCCGGAACAGGCGGAAATCGTCCGATGGCTCTATGAGCGCTATCTCACTGGGGCCAGCCTGCGGATGATCAAAGATGAACTGGAACAGCAAGGTGTTAAGTGCTTCGAGGATTCCCCGGAGTGGACCATCTCCCGCATCCGCAGCATCCTGCAGAATGAAAAATACTGCGGCGATGTGCTGATGCAGAAGACCTTCCGGCGGGACTTTATCAACCGCAAGGCCATCAAGAATACAGGCCAACTTCCCATGTACCTCATTGAAAATCACCACGAGGGCATTGTCAGCCGTGAAAAGTATGATGCCGTACAGGCTGAGATGGCACGGCGGAATGCGGCCAAGAGTCCCTCCAAGAACGCAGTCACAGGGATGGCCTCCTACGCCAGCAAGTATGCACTCTCGGAGCGGTTAGTCTGCGGTGAGTGCGGTACCCTGTATCGTCGCTGCACATGGACACGAAACGGCGAAAAGCGAATCGTGTGGCGCTGTGTGAGTCGATTGGATTACGGCAAGAAATACTGCCATAACTCGCCCACACTGGATGAAGCACCGCTCCAGCAAGCAATCCTCGCAGCCCTGAACACAGCCATGGCCGACAAGAATAGCTTGATTCGGCAGATCACAGATGCCATGGAAACGGAGATCATCCCATTCCCAGGTGGCACAATGAGCCTCGGAGACATTGAACGCAGGCTGAGAGAACTGGAGCAGCAATTCCAAACACTGTTGGAAAAGGCCACAGATGATCCTGCCGCCTATGGCGGTCAGTTCAAAGAGATCCTGGATGAGCAGACTTTCCTGAAGGAAAAGCGTTCCGGGATCCTCGCAGATAACAACGAACAGGCAAAAGCCAATCAGCGCATCCAGGATGCCGCACAGACTTTGGAAAACGCATCGCCCCACATTACAGAGTGGGACGAGAGTGCTGTCCGCCAACTGGTGGAGACTGTAAAAGTCCTCTCCAAGGACGAGATCGCAATCACCCTGAAGGGTGGCATTGAGATTTGCCAGAAAATTATGTACTGAAAGAAGGTGGACAGATGATTTTTGTGACCGGCGACTGCCACGGAAATTTTGAACGCTTCAAGCCGGAATATTTCCCGGAGCAGGCACAAATGACAAAGCGGGACATCGTGATTTGTGCCGGAGACTTTGGTGGTGTGTGGTTTGGAGACGGCCGTGACGAGGCTGCATTGGACTGGCTGGAAAGTCTTCCGTTCACGCTGGCCTTCGTCTGCGGGAATCATGAGAACTACGACGCACTGGAACGATATCCGGTGAAAGACTGGCACGGCGGCAAGGTACGCCGCATTCGCTCTCATGTCCTGCACCTGATGCGTGGACAGGTCTTCGAGCTGGAAGGCTATCACTTCTTCACCATGGGCGGAGCAAAAAGCCATGATACGGAGGACGGCATTCTGGAACCGGGTGCTCCGGATTTTGAGCGAAAGCTCCTGATGCTGCAGAGAAAGCCCCGAGCGAGGTATCGCATCAATCACATTTCGTGGTGGGCGCAGGAGATGCCTTCTGAGGAGGAGTACGCTGAAGCACGGAAAAATCTGGCCAAGGTCGATTGGGCGGTGGACTATGTTATCACGCACTGCGCTCCCATCAGCATTGCTCTCATGGAAAACCGCCACAATGAGGCAGACCCGCTCACAGATTTCCTGCAGGAGGTCAAGGAGAGAGCACATTATCACTACTGGCTGTTCGGCCATTACCACGACAACCGGGCCATTGATGAAAAGCACATACTGCTCTGGGATCAGATCATACAAGTTATCTGAAACAGGTCAAGGCAGAGAAAAACACGGCGATGTTACCGTGCTTTTCTCTGCTTTGAGCGTTGAATCAGGCGCTGTGCGCCGGAAAGGAGAAACTATGAATATCCGAAAGGCTGTGGACTACAGCACAATGTTTGCCACACTGGAATCTGTCATGAAAGCAGATCTGCCGCAGATGGAGCTGTACTGCGAAATCGGCAAGGCCGTCTGTGCCCACTCGGAAAAGGGTGCAGCGGTAGCTGCTGCGGAGTTCATAAAAGAACAATACCCGGATATGACCGGCTTCTCTCCGCGCAATGTGCGCCGGATGCGGGATTTCTGGCAGTTGTACAGCGGCACGCCGGAACTGCTTGGCGAAGCGCTTCACTTGAATTGGACACAGAACATTGTGATCATGGAGGCAGAGCTGCCCGCAGAGGAGCGCCGCTGGTACATCCGGCAGGCTACAGCACGGAATCTATCCAAGGCGGAGCTTCTGCGAATGATCGAGGATTCTGCGTATCTGGAAAGTGTTCTCGACGAAAAGGTCGATGTGTGGTATAATGAGGGCAACGATGAGATTTCGGAGAGAACGCAGTATGAAGAGGATCCTGTTTATCTGTCATGGCAATATCTGCCGCAGCCCCATGGCCGAGTTCGTAATGAAGGACTTGGTAAAAAAGGCGGGACTGGCATCGCAATTTCATATCGAATCAGCGGCTACCAGTCGGGAGGAGATCGGCAACCCAGTCTATCCTCCGGCACGGCGCAAGCTGGCCGAGCATGGGATCTCCTGCGAAGGCCATGCCGCACGGCAGTTGACAAATCGGGATTACGACGAATACGATCTCCTGATCGGCATGGACCAGGCCAACCTCCGGGATATGTACCGTATCTGCGGCGGCGACTATGCCGAAAAGATGTCCCTCCTGATGGATCACACCGCCCATCCCGGCAATGTGGCAGATCCATGGTACACCGAGGACTTCGAGGCGACCTGGCAGGATGTGCTGGATGGCTGCCAAGGACTTATGAAAGAATTCATGACAGAACGAGGTGATTCAAATGGCACAAAACGATAATATCCAACTGTTCGAAAACAAGCGTATTCGAACCGCATGGGATGAGGAAAAGGAAGAATGGTACTTTTCCGTCGTTGATGTGGTAGCTGTGCTGACTGATCAGCCAGATTATCAGGCAGCTCGTAACTACTGGAAGGTAACGAAGAAACGCCTGAAGGATGAGGGAAATGAAACGGTTACAGCTTGTAACCAGTTGAAAATGACCGCTTCGGATGGCAAAAAACGATTGACTGATGTAGCCGATACCGAGCAGCTTCTCCGAATCATCCAGTCTATTCCTTCCCCGAAGGCAGAACCGTTCAAGTTGTGGCTGGCACAGGTCGGTCGAGAGCGTATCGAGGAGACCATCGACCCGGAGCTGACCATTGACCGCGCTCTGGAAACCTATCTCAAGAAGGGTTACAGCCGTGAGTGGATCAATCAGCGGCTGCAGGCCATCCAGGTCCGTAAAGAACTGACGGATGAATGGGATGCCCGCGGTGTGCAGAAAGGCGTAGAGTACGCCATCCTCACGGACGAGATTTCCCGAGCCTGGTCTGGCATGTCCACTCGGCAGTACAAAAATCTGAAGGGCTTGAAAAAGGAAAACCTTCGTGATAACATGACTACGCTGGAACTGGTACTGAATATGCTGGCGGAGGCCACTACCACTCAGTTTTCAAGAGATCGCAAACCAACGACCTTCCAAGAGAATTTGGCAGTTGCCAAGGCGGGCGGTCAGGTGGCTGGACGAACCAGAAAAGACATTGAGTCCCAGTCAGACACGCCGGTCATTACTGCTAAGAATGCCGCACAGCTTAATCAGGTAGTGACAGATCTGCTGGAAGGAGCAGTCTCTGACACAACTGAAGAATCAAAAGACAAGTGAGTTCTGTGCATCAAGTTTTTCTTGCTGTCATACGACGTTTTTTAAAGCAAATTTCAAAAAATCTATAGTGTTGAGTTATGACATGCAGAGTGTCCTTATAGGATCTGAGTATCCTGTAATGGACACTCTGCTTTTTTATGTAGAAAATGGTGAAAAGCTGGAGCTGTCGATCATCATCCGTTCCCGCACGCACAGCAGCTTGACCTTGTGCTCGGTCAGCAGGTCGATGTATTGCTTTGTCATGCCCCAATCCCGCCCCAAGCGGTCAAGGCTGTTTACCAGCACTACATCCACCTTTCCGGCAAGAACGGCCTCCGTCAGCTCTTGCAGAGCCGGACGGTCAAGGGTCAATCCAGAGCCATGCTCGGCGGCAACACCAACGATGGTGTACCCGGCCTGTTCCGCATAACGGCGAAGTTTGGCGGCCTGCTGTTCCAAGGAAAAGCTATCGTCGTGAGCGACCCGGCAATAAAAATAGGCTTTCATCGTGTCGTACCTCCTTATACTGCAACCTGTTCCGGGGCGTAGCTGAGTGCTACGCCTTTTCTCGTTTCCATGATAATGTCGGCCTCCGGGATCTTCCGGCGATCCGGCACATCGAAAGCGCCGATGCAGTTGTAGTAGATCACGACACGCTGATTGGTAACGCCGTCCTGCTTTTCAGCGTGGTACACCTCAATGTGGTCGATCAGTTCCGCGACCATACGCTTTGTAATGGTGGTCGCGTCCGTGTACCGCCGTACCGTTTCAAGGAAATCGTCAATGTCCATGCGCTTGCTCTCGTCCTTTTTCAGTTCCAGCCGCAGCGCCTTGATCTTCTTTGCGTTTTCGCCCTGCTCCTGTTCATAGCGTTTGGACATTTTGGCAAACCGGGCATCGTCGATCTTGCCCGCCACATTGTCCTCATACTGGCAGTATGACGCCGTCAACGACTCAAAGACCCGCCCGAGCCACCTTGCGATGGATGGGCGCGTGTTCATGGCGGACGATCCCATTTGGGACACATGGTTCCCGCCCAACGGCTTCAAGTGCCGCTGCACGGTCAAGACGCTCTCCAAGCGCCAGATGGAGCAGCGGGGGCTGACGGTGGAGACCGAAGCACCGAGGGCGGCGCGGCTGGAGGATGGGCGCTTCGTCAACATCCTGCCCGACCCGCAGTTCGATACCAACCCCGCCAAGGTACGCTATCAGCCAGACCTCACAGGCTACCCCGAGCCACTCAAAAAGGCGTACCAAGAGCGCGAAAAGGGGAACACTCCGCCATAAGGCCACAGAGCCCCGCTGTGCGCGTTTTGCTCTCGGCAGGGTAATTTGACGGGTGCGGCAAGTAAGGGGCGTGCGCACGCGCTCTAACGCCGTTTCCGGGCGGTTCGCGGCGACACCAAAGGAGGACAGATGCAAATGGATAGTTTTTTGACCCTGAAAGGCAGCAATGTGGAGCTCGTGGGAGCGCCGGAGACGATCTTCGTCCTCCCCATCGGCCACGTTGTCAGCTCGAAGGGTGAGTTTGATGTAGACGATGAGAGCTACAAGGCGATGAAGGCGCAGATCGCCAAGCGCGGCGTGGATCTCGTCGTTGACTACGAGCATCAGACGCTCAAAGGGTGCGAGGCACCCGCAGCCGGATGGGTGAAGGAGCTGAAGCTGGAGGACGGGCAAATCAAGGCCGTCGTCGAGTGGACGCCCCGAGGGGCGCGGTACCTTGAGAACAAGGAGTACCGCTACCTCTCCCCGGTCGTGAATGTCCGCAAGGCGGACAACAAGGCGGTCGGGCTCCACTCGCTGGCACTTACCAACACTCCGGCGATCGAGGGGATGAACCCCATCGTCAATTCAGACAATTTTGAAGGAGGACAACATTCTATGGACATCAAGAAGCTGGCGGAACTGCTCGGTTTGAGCGAGGACGCCACGGAGGAGCAGGTCGTGGAGGCACTCAAGGTTTGCCTCGCCGAGAACCGCAGCCTCAAGGAAGCGGAGAAGCAGCCGCCCGAGAACGTCGTGGCGAACAAGGCTGTCTGCGAGCTGTTGGGTCTGAAGGCGGGCGCTGCCGCCGAGGACGTGACCGCAAAGATCATGGAGCTCAAGAGCGGCACGGTCGACGGCGTCAACCTCGCCGAGGAGCTGAAGGCGCTCAAGCAGCAGAATGCGGAGCGCGAGGCCAACGACGCTGTCATCCTTGCCCTGAAGGCGGGTAAGATCACCCCGGCGCAGAAAGAATGGGCTAAGAGCTACGCCCTGAGCGACCCGAAGGGCTTCGGCTCCTTTGTGGAGAAGGCCCCGCAAATCGTGCCGATGGACAAGATTGAGCTGGACGACGTCAAGGCCCTCAAGAGCGACGCGCTGGACGCCGACACGCTGCTGGTCTGCAAGCAGCTCGGCATCTCGCCCGACGACGTCAAGAAGTACGGTATGAAGGAGGACTAAGATCATGGCAAAACTGACTGATGTGAGAGATACCCCTGAGATCGCCAACGGCGCAAAGGTCATCGCGGTGCCTGTGAAGGGCGGTACCACCATTTATCAGGGCGCACTCGTCGCTCTGGACGCGAGTGGCTACGCAATCCCCGGCAAGAAGGCCGAGAGCCTGACCGCTGTGGGCCGCGCCGAGGAGACGGTGACAAATACGGGCGCAGACGGCGAGTTGGTCATCCGCGTCGCTCGCGGCGTATTCGTCTTTGACAACACCGCTACCTCTGCGAATAAGATCACCGCCGCCCATGTTCTCAAGCCCTGCTACATGGAAGACGACCACACCGTCACGGCGCTCGCCACGGGCGCGTCCGTGGCTGGCACCGTCATCCGCGTGGATGACGAGGGCGTCGCCGTCGAGTGCGGAGGCTACGTTCCCGCTGCTGCCGCCGCAGGTGTGGGCGGCTAATCGAGTAAGGAGGTACATTCATTATGATCATCACCCCGCAGGCCCTTAGAGGCATCTATACCGCCTTCAACACGGTCTTTAACAAGGCGTTTGAAGGGCAGCATCCCACCTATGAAAAGGTCGCGACCGTCGTGCCCAGCACCAGCGAATCCGAGACCTACGCATGGCTCGGTGACATCCCCGGCATGAGGGAGTGGATCGGTGAGCGCGAGATCCAGAACCTCTCCGGCTCCGCCTACACCATCAAGAACAAGGACTTCGAGCTGACTGTCGGCGTAGACCGCAACGCGGTCGAGGACGACAAGATCGGCCTCTACAATCCTTCCATTCAGATGCTCGGCGAGTCCGCCGCGCTGCATCCCGACGAGCTGGTCTACGGTCTGCTGGCCAACGGCTTCACCGAGAAGTGCTACGACGGCAAGGCGTTCTTCGCTACCGACCACCCTGTCGGCAAGGACAAGGCAAGCAACAAGGGCACCGCGAAGCTGAGCATGGACGCCTACAAGACGGCGCGTACATCCATGATGAGCTTGAAGAACAGCAAGGGCCGCCCTCTGGCGCTGGTTCCCGATCTGCTGGTCGTGCCGCCCGCACTGGAAGCGGACGCCCGCGACATCCTCGTCGCCGACTTCATTAACGGCACGAAGAACACCATGCAGGGCACGGCGGAGATCCATGTGGAGCCTCGCCTCGCAAGCGACTCCGCTTGGTTCCTGCTCTGCACCAAGCGTCCCGTCAAGCCGCTGATCTACCAGCAGCGCAAGAAGGCGAAGTTCGTCTCCAAGACCAACGAGACCGACGACAACGTCTTCATGAGCAAGAAGTTCATCTACGGCGCAGACTCTCGCGGCAACGCGGGCTTCGGCTTCTGGCAGATGGCCTACGGCTCTGACGGTATCCTCGGTGTGGAGCTTCACGGCGGCGCTGCTGGCCAACCCCGTCACATGGGTCGTCATTGGCATTGTGGCCCTCATTGCGGCGCTGGTGCTACTCTACAACAAGTGTGAGTGGTTCCGCAATGCGGTCAACTCCGTCATCAACTTCTTCAAGGAAACGCTGACGGCGGTGGGCTCGGTCGCGAAGTCGGTGTTTGAAGGCATCGGGAACGTGATCGGCTCCGTCATGGACGCGGCAAAGGCGACCGTGTCCGAGAAGCTGTCCAACATCAAGACGGCCTACGAGGAACACGGCGGCGGCATTTCCGGCGTCGCAGCGGCGGCGATGGAGGCGGTCAAGGGCTGGTACACAGCGGGCTACACCTTCATCGACAACCTCACGGGCGGCAAGCTCTCGGAGATCCGTGGGAAGTTCTCGACGGCCATGAGCAACATCGTCCAAGGCATCTCACAGAAGTTCACCGACGCACGCACCGCCTTCTCCAACGGCCTGAACAACATCAAGAACGCCGTCTCCGGCGCGGTCACGTGGTTCTTCGAGTCCGGCAAACGGATCGTGTCCACCTTTGCAAACGGCATCAAGTCCGCCTTCAGCAGCGCGGTCGAGGCCGTAAAGGGCGGCTTGCAGAAGATCCGCAACCTCCTCCCGTTCTCTGACGCGAAGGAGGGGCCGCTGTCCACGCTGACCCTGTCCGGCCAACGCACCATGACTACCTACGCTCACGGCCTAACGCTGGCGGGCGACGCCCCGGCAGAGGCGATGAACAAGAGCCTCCAGCAGGTGCAGGGCGCTCTTGACCGCAAGCCGGAGAAGAAGGTCGACCTCGGTGGCGGGAAGAAGGACAAGGACGAGAGCAGCGATGAGGGCGGCTCCGGTAAGGGCAAGCAGGTCATCATCCACAAGCTGCTCGTCCCGGTCGACCTCAAGAAGATCAAAGACCTGCAGCAGCTCCTCGCTCTTTTGCAGGAGGTCGAGGACTACGCAGCGGCCAACGAGGACGGCGAACCCGGCGACGACGAGGACGCCGCCCCGGCCCCGGCATAAGGAAGGAGGACGCTATGATCTATGTAGAAGACGAACTGATCAAGCTCAACGGCGTCGTCCTCCCCGGTCTCGTCAAAAGCATCGAGGTCATTGAGACCGCGAAGGTAGACGAGCAGGAGGTCGAGGGCAGCGCCACTAAGCCGAAACAGGCAACGGGCTACGAGGACGCCAAGGTCAACATCGAGCTGATCATTGACGACACGCCCTCGCAGACCAAGTACCAGCGATACGCAACGCTCCGGGCGATCTTCCGCTCGCCCGGGCAGAGCGTGCCGCAGCCCATCCCCATCATCAGCGAGGACACCGCCGCCCACGGTGTGGAGAAGGTCATCTTCAAGAAGCTGTCCCACAAGGGCGAAAACAAGCGCGGGCAGCTTACGGCTACGCTGGAGCTGTGGGAGTACATCCCGCAGACCATCACGGCAAAGTCCGGCTCCAGTTCCGGCTCCAGTTCCGGCTCCAGTTCCGGCTCCGGCAAGTCCGGCGGCGGCGCGGCGAGCAATCTGAAGGCAGGCTACAAGAGCTACCTGAGCAACGAACGGGGCAAGTCCCCCGCACGGGATGACGCGGACGCCACGGCGGCGATGAACAAAGTGACCGCCATGCCGTACTAAGGAGGCCACAGTGGAAACGAAAGAACTGTACTACCCGCAGATCTCGGCACAGGCCGGTTCCTACACCTTCGAGGAAGGCGTGGAGCTTGAGATCTATTCCTCGAAGTCCTCGTATTATGATTGGGCGAAGATCCGCTTCACGAGCCAGTTCCGCCCGAAGCTCTCGCTCAAGAAGAAAGACCCCGCCACCATCCAGCTCGGCTATGACGGCACGCTGGAGGACGTGTTCACGGGCTTCGTCTCCGGCAACTACGACGGCGGGACGTATGCCAACGAGGTCGCGCTGAAGGATGAGATGCTGCTCATGGAGGAGACGATCATCAACGACACCTTCCTCGACACCACGCCACAGGAGCTGATCTCGTACTTCCTTGCACAGGCGGGCCTGTCCAAGATGAAGCTCTCCAGCAAGACCTACCCGACGCGCAAAATGCTCCCCATTCGGAGGCAGACCGCCGTCCAAGCGATCAACACCGTCAACGCGGCGTGGGGGCTTCGTGTTCCGTTCTTCTTCTCGGGCGGCGTCTTCTATTGGGACGAGAAGCCGGAACAGAAGAAAGTCTACACCTTCGAGCGCGGCGTGAACATCCTAAACCTGCGCCGCGCGGGCGGCGTATGGGAGCTGGAAACGGTCTCCGCGCCATTCATCAAGCACTCCCACAAAATAAACCTCATCCATCCGCAGGTGAGCGGTGAGGTCGAGGTCTCCAAGGTGGTCAGCAAGACCAACGACTCCGGCTTCATCCGCACCTACATCTATTTCTGACCCCGAAAGGAGGGAACCGACGTGCTCGAAGAAATGGTCGCGTCCGTTATGAAGAAGACGCTGGCGCAGGACTTCCCGCATTTGAAGCTCCCCGCCGCCGTATTCGCCACCATCGACTCGGCGGCAAAGAGCGACGCCTTTGACATTGAGGAACTGATCGTCCACAACGAAGTGACGGGCGAGGTGTTCAAGGCGCACATCACCTCCTACTGGTACGAGTACAAACTCACCGTCATCGACCGCTTCGGCAACCCCGACGCCAACTATCCCGCGCTTCCGGGAATTAAGTCTAAGAAACAGTTCAAGGCCGGGGCGGTCGTGGCCGTCGCGCTTCCCTACGGCGACCTCACCCCGGCGATCATCGGGGAGGTGGAGCTATGACGGGCTTGAACGATACGGACATCCGGCTCAACAGCGAGTGGCAGCTCACACAGGCCACAGACGGCGACGCGCCGCTCTGCTCGGGGCTGGAGTGCCTGTATCAGAACATCGTCCTCGAGGCGATCACGCAGCCGGGAGATGTCTTCTACGACGCCGAGTTCGGCTGGGGCCTGTACGACTTCATCCAGTCCGAGGACACGGAGCTGACCCGTCTGGAGATCACCCAGCGGGTGCGGCTCAAGCTGCAGAAGCGGGAGGTCATCCTCCCGGAAAGCATTGAGATCAGTATTGCGTTCGAGGATGACGCGGTTGTGCTGCACTGCTCCTTCCGCTTCGCGGAGGAGGACGCGCAGCGCGAGTTGGACGTCATCATCGGCGCGGTGAGCGTGGAGGTGGTATCAGAATGATCGACAAGGAAATACTGGACGCCGTGCTCCCTCTGCCTACGCTGGACGAGCTGAAGGAGCAGAAGGTCGAGGAACTGAAAGACGAGGGCTTCGTCATCAGCAACTTCCATTCGGGCGGCGTGTTCTACACGATGCTCATGATCGTGCTGCGCATCAAGGTCGAGGTCATTGAATTGCTCCGCGTCGTGCTGAACAATATGTTCGTCTCCCACGCGGGCGGCGCGTGGCTCGACCTGAAGATGGCGGACTACTCCAAAAAGCGCAAGAAGGCGCAGAAGACGCAGGGCTTCGTCACCGTCAGCCGCACCGACATGACGGGCGAGGCGGTCAAAATCCCCAAGGGCCACGTCTTCAAGAGCATCCTCGACATCAACGGCGAGGAGCTGCGATTCTTCGTACTGGAGGCGGCGACGCTGCAAAAGGGCGCGTCCTCCGTGGACGTGTTGGTGGAGGCCGAGACAGAGGGCAGCCGCTACAACGTCCCCGCAGGGCAGATCGTGCGCACGCTGACCTACCTCGGCGACGTCACATTCAGCAACGCCGAGGACTGGATCGTGCGGGAAGGCAGCGACACCGAGGACGACGAGAGCGCGAGGGTGCGGACACTCCGCTCGTGGTCGGAGCTGGCGCAGCGGGCGACAGAGGACACCTTCATTGACGCGGCGGAGTCCGTCCCCGGCGTACTGTTCGCACAGGCCGACTGCAACCACCCGCGCGGGCAGGGCACGGTGGACGTCATCGTGACAGGCACGGCGGGCGAGGCAACGGAGGGACTGCTTGCGGCAGTAAGAGAAGCCGTTGACAAGATCGCTGGCCCGTATGATAATATTCTCGTGAAGTCCTCTGTGACCGTATCGCAGAATATCTCCGTCACGGTCACGACCGACACGGCGGACACGGACGAGGCGGTGGAGAACCGGGTCAAGGCGATCCTCACCGAACTGCTGGCCGTGCGCCGCAGCCGCAAGCTCAACGAGCTGACCCTGTCCGACATCAACCACGCGATCCGCAGCGGCTACAGTAGGGCCACCAACGCGGCGGTCTCCGAGCCGGAGGCGGATGTGAAGCTGGGTAAAGACAAGGTCATCACCCTCGGCGACGTCTCTGTGACGGTCGAAAGGGAGTGAGCGGATGAAGCAGTTTGAAACCTTCGGGGAATATGAACTGCACCCCATTTGTTAGACAGTATGGTATACTATCTAACAAGTGGGGTGTTTTTCTATGCCAAAAGGAGTACCAAACAAACGATATACGCCGGA